AATTATAATATATTCCGGGAACTTTACGATATCGACCTGGAACGTAAGTTCGGTGAAGATCCGGAAAAAAATAACGAAACGGAAGAACAAGCGCTTCCATTCTAAATATTAATAAACTAAATAATTTATGATCATGAGAACAACAGATGAAAAATCAGAAGAGTATTCCGCAGCTCTTTGCAACCAAAGCGGGACATACACTAAAGGTGAAATCGAAACCGCCTTTGTTTTTGGGTACAATAAAGCTATGGAAGAAATCAGTCCTAATGCTTTAGCTTGTATAGAGGAGCGTAAAAGACAAATAGAAGTGGAAGGCTTTGATTCAAAAAAGGATGATAACTATACAAGCGAGGAGCTTCTGGGTCTGGCGGCTTCTTATCTAATGGCTCCCCTTTATAGAAAGACAAAAGTTTTTCCACCCTATTTCCCAAGAAGATGGGATTGGTCTTGGTGGAAGCCTGCTAAAGATAACTCAATCGATGGACGCCTCCGGGAATTGAGTAAATCCGGTGCTCTTATATTTGCTGAAATGGATCGGATATCAAGACTGAAAAGCAATACCTATGATGGTAATGATAGGGGATGTATGCTCTTTATATCGGAAGATGAATATTATGCGATAAAAAACTGTATAAGTTCAATACATCAAGTAATAGGGGCTTTCAACCATGAAGGTATAGCTAAAACCCGGCGGCTCGAATTCGCCAAGAAACTTGAGAATTTAATTGAAAGATATGAAGGAGATGCAAAACAATGAATGAAGAAGATTTAAAACTGGCCATTCAAGCATTTAGATGGGCATGTCCTCATAGAGGAATTTTACGCCACTTAGATGGAACTACCTCAACTGAGAATTGCTGGGATATAGATTGCAAAGAGCACAATTATAAATGTAAAGATCGCATCTGTCGTCGTTTACGTGTGTTTCTAAATATTTTGAAGGAACCAAAACAGTAACATCATGGATAAAGCGAAATTGACTATTAACCTGGAGATGAGAGTAGACGCAGAGAATAAGGTGCTGATCGATAAGTATGTTACAAACGAATGGCCATGCGATCTATTAATACAGGTATTTGGAGATATTAATAAAAGAATTAAAGCTTATTATGAAGAGAAGGGAGATAAGGTATGTACTACAAAATAGAAAATAAAGATTGCAAGGTTTACAAAGAACTACGCGCTATGCGCGAAAAGGAACTTTTGATTGAAGAAGAAAATAAAAAGGCTATCGCAGCAAAGATACCCTATGAATATGAAAGCTTTTACGGGTATCATGGGCAACAAAGCATGTCACGTATTTCTGAATATATTGGATTTTATTTTAATGAGCCTGATAAAATAGATAAGTCGGTTTGGATTCCCTCTAAAGATGATCCAGATATATATATCCCAAATAATAGAACAAAAGCAGGGAAAGAAATGAAGTCATTTCTCCACTCTTTAAAGAAAGGCCGTTTCTGGGATGTATGGGAGGTCCTTAATTTGCCTGAAATAGGGAGGTTTACACTTCCTTATGTGGAGATTATTAATGATATTCTCTGCATATATGTAGACAATAAACAGGAACCGAAGGATGAGAATGTAATTGAAATAACTCAAAAGGAATTTTATTCAATTCTTCATTCGGGGGATGGGGATGAAAACGAATCGGAGGCTAAAAAATGAAAGTAAAAACTCAATCTAATTACAACCGTAAGTCAGAAGAAACTGTATTCGGTATCTTAATGATTTTAATCGGAGTGTAAAAGCCAATGGCATCGATCCTGTTCAAAAATCGCTTTTGATTATTCAGGCAGGCGCCATGTACACTTACAATGAGTGCTTAAAGGAAATAATAGCCAGGTTATAAGCAGGAAGCAATACAATGTGTTTGAGCGGTGTTCACCAGTCCGGATTGAACACCGCTCAATGTTTTATGTCCACCCATGCCGCATGGGGTATCATTGTAAGCACGCCGCATGGGGTATTATTGTAGACATGCCGCATGGGGTATTATTGTAGACACACTCTTCTCTGTTTTCTTTTATTCTTTACATCCCCCATACCCCCTACAATAAAAAAGAAGCCCAAAGAAAAGAACGCGCGAATTGAAAGAAAAAAACGAAAAAACCCGTCCAACGTTCCAACATTCCAACAGATAAATTTTCTTTCAATCAATATAAATAAGATAAAAGGCTGATATATAGTATAATATATAATATAATAAAAAATATAATATATATATAATACGTGTTGGACGGTTGGTTTTTGTTGGACGGTGTTGGACGATCTATTTTCGGGTGTTTTATTCATTTGTTTTCATCGGCCTTTTTCCGTCCAGGAAAAAGAGGGTATTTATGCCTTTGTTGGACGGAAAATTGAGCTTCCAACATATAAAATTCCCTGCTCACATTTGTGTACTTAATTAACAATCAGTATCTTTACACTTCAAAAGAGTTGTTTGTTGGACGGTTGGACGGTTGGAAGATAAAAAAACAAAAAACTTTACTCACAACAAAAAACGTGAAAAGCTATGATGGTTACGAAAATCACAATTACACCCTATCTCGTGGAATATCTCTTCGGAAAATTCAACAATGGAGCGGAGGAACCTATTCACTTCCAGGAGGATTCCGATATATACCACGTTATCTGGCAACTTATGATGAAGCGCCCTAAAGATTCTTCCTTCGTGGATGTCGGCAATTTGCCGATCTTCCTGCCTAACCGTCGGGAAGGTAAGGATCCTAAAACATATAACTACCTGTCTCCCCGGTCGGCAGATATTATAGAGAAACATGTAAAGCGGATGTTTAACGAAGAACTTCGTACACAGCTATCGGATAACCGGGAACGTGGCCGCATGTATCAGGACATAGAGGTGGTGCATCAGTTTGTCTGCAACTACGGGATTGAATCTATAAGTGAAGATGCACTCCTTAAAAACTTCTATCGGTGGCGTGAAAACATTAGGAAAATGCGCACGCGTAGGAATTATGAAAGAAAGTTAAATAATAGCGGAAAAATGTCCGACCAAAAGGGCTGTTTTGTCCCTAAATAAGGGAAAATTTGTCCTTAATATGGCGAAATAATGTCCTTTCTATGGCGAACTATTTGACATTCAGATTATTAAAATGTTAACAAAGATAAAAATATGAGAGAGCTATCTACAATTATACGGGTACATCACCTGGGATTAAAAAAAGACTATGAGTTCTTTGCCGATAAATTTACTTTTGAGCCTACATCTTCCGATAATGATGCCGGCATGCTATATGATTGTTCGCTTACAAAGACAATTGAGTTGCCGGAAGCTGATACACTTCTGCAGTTCTATCAACCACAGAGTTGCATTGTTACTTTTACTGACTCCTCCGGGTCAAAAATTAAGGAAGGATCTGCCGATATTCCTGCCCGCGTATCCATCAACCCCTATTTATCTGCCGCTCAAATTGTAATTGATTGCCGGCAGATACAATCGCCATATCTGATGTAGTGATACATTTTTCTGTTTTTGTTTTTTCATATTTGTAAATTTGGAGGCCTATATATAATGTATATAGGCCTTTTTTATAAGCATTCTGTCCGTATTACGTCCTTCATTGCCTTGCTGTCGACTACTATCTTTGCTTAAAAGAAATTCAATGAAGCTAGCGGCACTACAACAAATTATGCTATCTACCTCTCCATTGCTGATATCCGGCAATGGCTATACTCGTTATATGATGGAAGCGTTCCCTATTGTCAAGGACATGAGAGCTCCTTCACTCTCATCTTATAAAGAGTTGGCAAAAGCAGAAATGAAGGAACTCATTAGTCAATATGCGCTTTCAGACATCCCGGAAGTATGCCTGACTGATGATTACGTATCAGAAGAGCTTCCTTCCTGTTCAATAGCCTATTACCGAATTTTCGGTTTTATCACTTCTGCTTGCCGGTGGTGGTTTAACAGTAAGCAACTGGAACTAGATCTGCTTGCCGCAGATAAAAACCCTCAAATAGCCTGTCACTTTTTGCATCTCAATTCTCCAGGTGGTGAGGCCTGGTATCTGGATCGTCTTAGCGAAACAATGCGCCAACTTCAAAAACCTGTATTTGCTCTTATGGAACAGGTATGTGCTTCAGCAGCATATTATATCGGTTGCCACGCACAGAAAATAGCCGTTTTAACTCAAAATGATCAGATTGGATGCATTGGCACGATGGCCAGTTTCGTCTCTTTTGAAGAGTATTATGCAAAACTTGGCATCAAACAGATTCAGGTACATGCCGATCAATCCGATTTGAAAAATAAAAAATTTGATGACTTGCTAGCCAACAATCCTAAACAATACATTCAGGATATGCTTAATCCGCTTGCCGCACAGTTTATACAGGAAGTGCGCGACATGCGGCCTAAAATAAAACCACTTTCTGATGACGCCCCGGTACTTCGTGGCGAAACCTTTTCCAGTCCGACGGCTATCGAGATCGGACTGGTTGATAGCATGATGACTTTTCCCGAAGCTGTGCAGACCGCACTTGCCATGGCAAAGGATTATGATTCATCTGCCAATATGAGAACGGCTCTCAAATTCTTAAACATATAATTCAATGAGAAAAAAATTTCAAGAACAATTCAACAAGGTGCTTGTTGCATTAGGCTTTTCCGATCGGGCTAACAAGCCGAAAGGAGATCCTGAAGCATTGAGCGGCAAAGAATGGGAAAATATCTCCTCTAAATATAAGGAGATGTTCAAAAGCGACTTCCTTGAAGATTTGAACGCTGCCAAAGGCGAAGCTGCCGTAAGCGAGGAAAATGCACAGGCTGCTTTGCATATACTTGGCAGTGCTATGGGAACTTCCGCTGAAGGCACTGAAGGAGGCACACCATCCGCTCAGGGAGATGGCGGTGCTCAAGACAATGGAAGCGAAGGTGGAGAGGGCGAACCGAATGGTACCGGTGCAAACAATGCCGGTAAATCTCCGGCCAATGCAGCCAATACGGGCGAACAACTGGTGACCGCTGCTCAAAAGGTGGTTAGCATGTTTCAGAAAGTAACCGCACAGGCTACTCTGGACAAACCTATGGTTGTAGTTACCGGTGGACCGATTGCAGTAATCGGAAATGGTGATCGTTCTAAATACCTTTTTGGTATTGAAAACAGCATGTTTGACATGACTAAACGATGGAATCAAATTACGGTTAATCCAGTAGTTGCAACTTCCATTCCTCCAACAAAGCAAGATGCTAAGGCTTTTTCCGAAGCGGTGGAAGAATTTGCCGGATCACTCCGTCAACGCTATGCATACTTGCATGCCAACAACATGTTAAGTGAACCAACGCGTTTGGCTGCTGGTGAATTCAGTGGAAATTATGATGGTATAGTTGATGCTAAGGTAGGAAATCAGTTTGTTATCCGTAGACAAGATGCTTTAATCGCGCGAGTATTATTGAAACGAGATGTGACTCAGTACTTCCCGGTTCGTTATGGTATTCAAGATCACGATCTAATATTTAACGCTTTCTTTGAAGAAGTTTCTCAAGCTTATCAAGAAGGAGAAATATATAAAGGTGGTGCGAAACTTGAACCCGAAATGGGGCATGTGGATGACGTAATGATAAAACTCCGATTCGGTTCAATGAAAAATCTGGAACGTATGTATATTGGTGATCAGAACAAAGAAGGTTCTGATCCAATAAAATGGACCATGATTGAATTCTTTACACTAAACTCATTAGAGACTGCACAAGTGGAGCAGAATAAACGCCGTATCCGTGGTATCTATGTGAAACCGGAAGCCGGTGTTGCCGGTTCCTATCTCACTGCCGGCACAGGTCTACTTTATACGCTTGTTCGCTATTACAACGAATTCAAAATCAAGTTGCATGATGATGCCAGCTATAGATCATACACCGAATCGGATTTCCTTGATGCCGTGCAAGAATTCTGTGGGGATGTCACGCTATCCGTTACTGAAGATACTGACCTAGATAATCATGTATTATACCTGAATAAGCTTCATCAGCCCTGGTGGATAAAGAATATCCGTGCTAAATATGGTAAGGATACCGACTTTAGCGGACCGAACGGATATCTGAATGTTGTTCCGGACACAAATATACGTATTATCTGGCTGCCTTATCTTTCTCCGAAAAGCTGCCTTATGTTTATGCAGATCCCCGGAAATATCCAAATGTTGGAATATGTACCAGGAGAAATGCTTGGCATGCAGATGGAACAGCAGATGGAAATGGTTCGCGGATGGAGTACCTGGAAAGAAGGATGTTCCGCAGGTTTTGTTGGCCGCAAGTTTGCTTCTAAAGCAGCTCTGGATGCCAACAACTATGAATGGCAGCAGATCTTTATGAATAAACCTTCTGTGGCTCTTGCAGCTGATGCTACAACCATTGATGCTACTGCTGGATTTTGGTTTGAAACCATTGCTAATGCAGCAGCTACAGCTTTGACCGATATCGCCGGCGCAAAAGCAGGCGTAGCTTATGTTATTGAATGTGCTGCTACTGCCAATGCAACGACTATTGCCAAGGCGGGTAAGTTTGCGAAACTTACTGCCGCTTACACTCCGACAGCAGTAGGCGATTACATTATGGTCATTTTGGATTCTACCGGAAACTTCTTGGAATTGGAGCGAAGAGTTGGTGGTACACGTACTATTAACGCCGCCTTACAACCCAATATTCCGGGCGTGAGATGATCCGTTTTTTCATTTTCATAGGTTTAGTTTAAACTCAGGGGCCGGGTGTATTGCCCTGCCCCTTTTTAATTCATTTTAAAACGTTTTTATATGAAAGCAAAAAAAATAAGCAATCCCTTTAAGAAAGGGAACCGCTATGCCAACCAAAAAGGAAAGCAGTTCATGCTGTCTATTCTGATACTCTTCGCGGTGGTATTTACCATTTTCCTTGTACAAGAAGCCAGTGCCGCTATAATGGGCGGACTTGGTACCACTCTTTTTGCCTCTATGGCTATTATCGGCAATATAGATGATGTCTCTGACCGCTATACCAGTGGTAACGATATCGCCTATCAAGTCTACCTGATCAATCGGAAACAGATAGATCCATCTGTAGCATTTCCAAAAGCAAATGCTAATCGCGAAGTAGGCACCTTACCCTTATTGGATGGCGAAAATATGCACTATTTTGAAGCACATACAAAGCCAACGTATGTTGGTACCGGAGAAAAAGGCGATGTGACTACCACCGGAACTAATACTGCTACTGTGCTTATGGGAGGTAATAGAGTGAAGTTGCTTAATTTTATAGAAGAGTTTGCCGGCGATAAATTCATTATTATATTTAAGGAAATCAGTTCTGGTCAGTGGTTTATCCTTGGTACTTATGATGATCCATGTGTGCTTAACAACTATGAAAATAAACATGATGCCGATGGCAGATATGTTACATTCACCTTTACACGTAGTTCAATCTTCCAGCCGTATATCTATGCAGGTAGTATCATAACCGTTGCGCCAGGTAATCATACGGCTAATGAAACCGCATTGGCTATTGCCAAAGGCGTGGATCAATATAATATTCCGGGAGGAACTGCAGCAACTTATGCCATTGCTACGGCAAGCGGACTGACAGCAAACGACAAAGGCCGATATATTACGCTTATAGGTAAGGGTGTAACCAATGCTGCCACTATTGCAGACAGTTCTGCCTATATCCTTGAAGATGGTGCTACCTGGACAGCAAGTGCCGGCAGCCGTATCACTTTCCGCGTGATGGATCCTTCTACCTTGGTGGAAGTTCCCGGAACTCGTGTTCAAGCCTAATTTATTAACCGGCAGGGGAGAAAATCCCCTGCCTAATCTGTGATCGCAATGACTAAATATAATTATAAAGAAAAGCAAAAGCATTTCAATGATCTCCGTGCGGAACAGCACGCTCCGGCTGATGTGGAATTGCTGGAAAAGAAAGCTCCGGCACACCATTCGCTTGGTACTTACAAGCGTGCTCCCGGAAGGAACTCCAACAACATCCTATACGAACTGCTGGAGGTAGCCACACGCGAGGAGATTGTGGCCTATCGACGTAATTACAAGTCTCCGGAACAGCTTGCTGAAGAGGAAGCTGTACGCCTTGCCGCTGAAAAGAAAGCCGTTGAAGAGGAAGCCGCACGTCTTGCCGCTGAAAAGAAAGCCGCTGAAGAGGAAGCTGCACGTCTTGCCGCTGAAAAGAAAGCCGCTGAAGAGGAAGCTGCACGTCTTGCTGCTGAAAAGAAAGCCGCTGAGCATGAAGCCCTGAAAAAAGAGCATGAGGCCCTACAGGAAGACAAAGCCAATCTGGAGGATGAAAATAGTGAGCTCCAGGAGCAAAACGAGGATTTACAGGCCGAGAATGAAGAGCTTCAGGAACAGACGGAAGCACTACAGGAAGAGCTTGCTGAAGAGAAAAAAAAAGAGCCGGCGAAAGCAAAGGCCAAAGCAAGCGGAAAGAAGACGAGTACCCGCAAATAGCGTGGGATCAGCTTGATAATCCGGATGTGCAAACGGCTACGATACTGTATAACGATCGTATCTATACACACCGAAGAATGTTGCAGCTCGACGAAGTGCTCGATGCAGAACCTACCGCACGGGATGTCAAGGAAATGGCAGAACGCCGTATCCGTAATCTGCTCGCCTTTGATGAGCTGCAATCATTTAACGATGACGGCTTCTTCCTATATAAGCATCCGCTCATCCGGGATAAAACCGAACGGCTGGAGCTTGAAACACTACTCCGGAACAATCCGGATGAATTCCTGCGGAAGCATCGTTGTTCCCTGGATAATGTGCGTCGATATGAAGCCTATATCCATAAGCCGGAACGTAAGAAAAGACGCGCCTCAGACCGCGATCTGCTTGAGAAGCACCGCAATCGTACTGCGATATTTAAAACTATTCTTGAATCAAAAAATGAACAGCAATGAAAACCCTTATCCCCCAATCAGATATCCTGCCAGATATCTACCTGCAGGAAGTGAAACGATATGCAGCTTCCGGCATGACTCCTGACCGAATCGCTTCGTTGCTTGAAATCGACGGGTTGGCTCGTTCCTTATTCCTGGAGCGCGTAAGCAATCCGGCTGATGTTTACTATCAATTCTTTCATGACGGACAAACTGAACGGAACTTTATCATTATGGAACAACTTCGCACGAAAGCGGAAACCGGTGACGTGGAAGCCGTAAAAACCTTTGCCGAAGCACAGCAGGATATGAACTCTCTCGACTTGAGACATAAACTGTTTGGCGTATGACCGATATTGAAAAAATTGAAAAAATACACCCCGACCTGATCGCTGCATACCTCAATAAGGGTAAGTGTGACGGCATACCTAAAGATGTACAGGTGTTCCTGAGCCAGTTGGGGTGGGCTGCCGAGATATACGAATATGAGCGGAATATAAGCCGGGCTGCACGTTCCTTGCGTGAGCGCATAGCAGCCACACAACATCTTTCGCTTGATATCCGCACTTGCCAGGCGCGCATCTATGCGGCCATCAACTATTTCAATATCGATAACAACGTTTCGCTCCAAATATGGGAGAGCGATTATGCCAATAAATTCGAGGATATTGCAAAGTATTGCATATCCATCAATGACACAAAGACTGCCCTCAAGGCAATGGAGCGTGCCCGCGAATGTCGTAATCGGGCGGCAGCCGTGGCCGAGTCCGCCCGCGATCTTGGCATCGTCTTCCTGATAGATCCTAAAATTCGTCCGGAAGATATGGGCTATGAGAGCAAGTCTCTCAAGGAGATTGCGATGAAAAGCAATGAAGGCTTCTATGTGAAGCTCATCAATGAACTGAAAATTGAGTCTGCGGAAAAGAAACGCCTGCTACGGGATGCGGATATTCAGGAAGCGGAATTCGAGGAAATGAATGAAGAGTAATTATGAGCAACGACTATATAACCGGACAGGATACTGAAGCCTTCGAGCGTTACTACATGAACAGCATCCAGACGGTGGCAAACATCATTGATCCGAATGCCGTCTTTGCTGAGCTGGGGCGCGGTACCGGAAAAACGGAAGGTATTATGACCCCTCGCATTTTGCGAGTGGCCAATGCCATGCCCGGTGAATTGGCCTACCTGGTGCATAAAACATTCGTGGCTCTTGTCACGAACGTGTGGCCCAATATTCAGGCCTCCTTCAGTCGTAATGTAATAGTTAACGGAAAAGTGCGGCCTATAATGGAATATGGAGTAGACTATATTGTTGGAGAAGGTAAGATACCCTCCCACTTCCGTCGTCCGCGCTATCCAATCACCGACCCGAAACACAGCATTCTATTCCGGGATGGCTTCCACTTGAAGCTGGTTAGTTCTGATCAGCCTGAGTCCGTCGCCGGTGGTAATGCTGTGCATGCCTTCATCGAGGAGATGAAGCATAACAAAGGGGAGAAGCTAAAGAGCCGGCTCTTCCCAACGTTGCGCGGAGGTTCGGCAGAGATACGGAAGTGCTTCTATTACCAGGGCATTACAGCCGTGTCCGATACTGCCCGCGTGGATCTTGGTGAAGACGACTGGTTCGAAAGCTACGAAAAGAATATCAATCCGGAACTTGAGGCGGAGATCATTACTGTAGCGCTTCACCTTAATGCTGCACTATACAAGAAATTCCAGCTACAGGATCAACAGCGGAATGTTACCAATCCCGTAAAGCTGGAGCGTATGCGCCTGGAACTGCAACGTTGTGAAAAGGTTATCAAGATGTGGACACCACGCCTGGCAGACATGCGGCGTAATTGCACAATGTATCTACGGGCCAGTTCTTTCTGTAATAAAGATATCCTAGGTCCGAAATATTTCAAAACACAGCTGGAAACGCTGGATATTGATGAGTTCCTGTCGTCCATCTGTTCCATTAGGCACAAGGCTGTAGTCAACCGATTCTTTGCCAATTACGATAAAGCCCGGCACCAATACGATGACGGATATAAATACAGTTCCATTCTCAAGCTTGACCTGAAGGATCAATTTATCCTCACCGCCCGGTACTTGAAGTATTACAATATACATGATGAGCTGCTTGTGGGCTATGACCCCGGACATTTTGCTTCCATGGTGGTGGCACAGGAGTCGGACTATGGTAGACGATTGCGCGTACATAAAGAGTTCTGGGCCTGCTACCCGGATGAACAGCCCGAACTGGCCAGACAATTCTACGAATATTTTGGCGGTGATGCTATAAACAAGCGTATTATTCTCTATCCAGACCGTGCCGGTAACAAGACCCGTGAAGAACTGGAACAGATCACCACGGACAGCCGGTTGATGAAGCGCGAGCTGGAGAGCTATGGCTTTGAGGTGGAACTGATGAACGAAGGCCAGGCTACGGTTTACCACTGGCAGCAGTTCAAGCTGCTGCTACTCATCTTCGGTGGCCGGAGCAATGCACTGCCGGAAGTGCTCATTGATGAGAACGAATGTTTCTCGCTATGTTCGGCCATCCAGCTCTCACCGGTGAAGAAAACCGAAGGAAAGATAGAACTTGACAAGTCGAGCGAGAAAAAAGTTCCGCTACGTAAGCAGGCCGCCCTTACCACGCAGCTTCCAAGTGCACTTATTTATCTGCTTTGGGGACGTTACGGAGAGAAAGTTTTAAGCGACTTATCCTCTATTCCCGATAATCTACCTGATAACATCTATGTATAACTGCTGTTTCAGGTAGGATAATCCACCGGAAAACAACAATAATGAGGGCCGTTTGGAAACGTGTGATATCCTAACTCGCGGTGAGCCAGCCGATTGACCGTTTCAAATAAAAACGGATTTTTTCGCTCTCAGCTTTACCTGCCCGCCCCGCTGAGAAACCAATATGCGCGGCACCCCCTCCGGGGAGTTGGGAAATATGACATAATGTAAGTGTAAATTATTTACATATTGATCGTCCTTTGGTTTGTATGGTGAAACGTCGAACTTCGGGGTATGGAAACAGTATTGACAGGCATAGAGGCAATGCAATGGGCTAGGGAAATCAGTAAGGTACCAGAAGGGAGCTTTACCATGGCTTACTATCCTTATTCCCGTAAACGTAATGAGGCAAGCGCAGAGCTTAAGGTAGTGGAGGGCTGCAAATGGCGTACCCAGCTACCTAAAGAACTCTTTGATATAGATGGGGACAATCTCCTGCTATACACCAATGTAGCCGGAGAGCCAAAGATGTGCTACCGTATCCTTATCCGATATATGGGCTTTCCAAATGATGGATATAAGCTCCACAAGATTGACTGGTTAAGAAGTAAACAATAAAGCTATGAGCAAAGAAAACAATATTCAAACCCTAGGCAACCTTGGTCTGTATGCTGACAGCAGCAATGTATTTGCTTTCAGTATGGGTGATCGGCCAGCCGGTATGCCATTCCCTGGTCTGAACGATTATAGTTCGGTACTACCTTATTGCGATATGCAATGGAGCACAATACAAGGCTTCAATGTGCTATGGCGTGGTATCAATAATGCCAAGTGCGAAGAAATTGAATCGGATATCAAACTGAATAGGCTATTGCCTAGGCTTATCAAGAAACAAACCTCAATGCTGTATGGGCAGGGTATCATGCCATATATGCCTACACTAAGCGAGGATGGTAAATATACTCGTAAATGGATGCAAGTACCTGCCATAACGGATTGGCTAGAGTCCTGGAAACGCAACGGTATGGAGACAGATCACCGGGAGTTTGCGAAAACTTGCATTAAGAACTATTATACTTTTGGGGACTTCTTTCCAAAGTTCCGCTTTTCTGCTGGTAAGGCTCTAGGAGTAGGTCTTCCGCTCGCCGGTATGGAAGTCCTCGAAAACAAACTTTGCCGGCTAGCCACTATGCGTAAAGATGTAGCATATACCCTGATATCATATAGCGATTTCCGCCAGGTGGCAGTTGGCAAATGGAGCTATGGAAATGGCAACTTCCTGTTTTATCCACGCTTCAGAATGGATGAAATAGATAGTTATAATTTTGCTGCTATTGGCCATTTTCGGGAGAAGTCCGTAGGTGAATTCTATGGCGTAAATGAAACGCACTCGGGTACACAGCCCTATATAAAAGGAAGCAATCAAACGGCTCGCTATATTAACTCTTTCCTTAAAAACTCACTGGCTGCAAAGAAGCATATTAAAATACCCAACATGTGGCTGGAAAGTAAGCGTATTCAGATCCAAAAAATTTGCGATGAAAATAAGAAGAGATCCTCAAAAGGTGATACACTAATCCTCTATAACAATATTGAAGTAGGTAGCGAATATAAAGAGTCTACACTAATAGAATACATATCCTCTGAAATGCGTAAAATATCGGATTACCTGTCCGGGGCAGACAACCAGGGTAAAGCTTATGCATCCTACACCTATACAGACGTGAAGGGCACTTTGCAAGAGTGGAAAATTGAGGATGTGGATATGAAATACAAGGAGTATATAGAGGCTCTTATCAGCTACGATAAGCGTGCAGATGAAGTGCTAGTGTCCGCGCTTGGCATAGATAGCAGCATAAGTAACATAAGCAAGGACGGCGTAATCTCGAAGTCTGGAGCGGATGTATATTATAACTACCTAATCTATTTGATGCAACTCAATCCGGAAGACGAGATCTGCAGCGAGCCTTTTAATATTGCGCTGCAAATCAACTTCCCTAAGCTATACAAGCAAGGCATACGCCTTGCATTTTATCGCGAAACTCCCTCACGACAGGAAGAAGTAGCTCCATCACAACGTCTTAACAAGCAACAATCATGAGTGTATTATCCGATCTATTCAGTTCGATAAAGGCCTTTCAACAGTATGTGCCTTACCTTGAAGCCAATACAAGCTTTGATGATTTGAACGCTAGCGCACTGCCGGCATCCAAGCAAATCAAGATCATTATAACGCCATCCATATACACATCAATTCAGAACCTTGTGGAGGGTAATGGAAGCGCAAAGAAGGAAGCATTGCGCGGTGCATTGTCCAACCTCACCATGAGCAAGCAGCTCTCGTTCGATGTCATTACCAGGCGAAAGCAGAATATTGAGACGTACAAGTACGAAGTGGAGCAAATGAAGCGTGACCTTATGCAGGGTTACTTCAATGCGATGGATACGCTTATCTCTATTCTCAATGAAGAAAAAAGCAACGAATGGATGGCAACCGATTATTGCAAGAAATTGAAAGGGTTGCAGATTCAGACGACTGAAGATTTCGACTCTATCTATCCCATAGACTTATCCTATCTGTTCTTCTTCCGTTGCATTCCGTGGCAAAAGGAAGTGCTTGACGAAAGGATGGGCGGGCTATTCAGCAGAGCGGATGGTAATGAGAGCACAATCCCTCTGCTGAAACGTGCCCTTGCTAAACTAACCATAGCTAAAGCATTACGTCGATTTGATATCCTGCAATTTCCGGAAGTAATACGCGGATTGTTTCAAGACACAAAAGCATTACGCTATGCTTCTATGGAGCAAACTGAAATACTCCGCTTGGCTGATCAGCTTACAGTGGAAGCGGATCAGCTTATATCGGCCGTGGAACTTACACTAACCGAAGCGGATCAGACTAATATTGTATCAACTACATCCTTCAATCGTCCGGAGGATAAAATATATGTGATGTCATGAATAGTATGATTAAAATATCCGCTAAGGGAAAACCGTATTACATACCAAACGCCTGGCATCTGCTTACC